CAAATTAAAATTCCATTTTGTTTCATAACTTTTAAACATTGTTTAAATACAATATTTCTTTTAACCATACAACAACCATAATGATTACAATCTTCTATACTATATGGTGGATCTGATAAAATTAATTCATATAAATCATTTGGTAATATATCCCCCATTGTTTCAGCATCAAATCCAGTATTAAAATCAACTTTATCATATTCATCATTATCGGGTAATGAACCACTAAATAAATGTAATGTTTTATTTTTAACTAATGGAAACATAGAATAAATTCGTTTTAAATATCCATAAGGATAAGCACCATATAAATTTGATTTTGTTGTATAATTATTTCCCATAACCCAAATACCTTCTATACAATTATTATTAATGATTAATTTTGAGTATTTTGGAAATGTTTCATGATATTTGTCAATTATATTTTGTAAATTTATCATATTATATATATTATAATATTAAATTAATGTTTAAAAAACTTATTATTATACATTTTTAATAATTTTGCTTTGCTTGTTGTTGGTTTTCCTTCTTGTTTAAAACCACTCCACGATATATAATAACTTAAATAACCCGCTCTCATTGGGTCATTTGTTTTTAAATCTTTTTCATGTCGTTTTAAATATCGTTCCCTTCTTTCTAAATCTTTATGTTGTAAATAATCTTCCATTTTTGGTGCTCCGAATGAAACAGTTTTAAATTTATTTTTTTCCAAACGAAATAAAGCATTATACTTTTTATTAGATTTTTTTGATGGTTCTATTTTTAACAAAATCGGCATTATATAATATATAATATTTTAAAATACAAACATTAATAATTTAACATAACATATTATATATATTAATGCAATAATAAAATGTAATAAATCAATATAGTCCATATTTCACTTCTGAAATAATTGTATAAATATAAAAATATAAAAATATAAAAAGTTTTAAAATATGGAAAAAGTTTCAGTTCTGAAATATATATGTTTAATATATTTAAATATTTTCTATGTATAAGTATATATAATATGGAAGAAGAATTAATTACTAAATTATTAAATGCTCATAAAAGAAGAATAGAATATAATCGTAATAAATATCATAATGAAAGAAAACACGATAATGAATTTATGAAACAAAATAGAGAAAGATCAAAACAACATTATATAAATAATAAAGATAAAAAACATGATTATTATGATAAAAATAAAGAATATATTAATGCAAAAACTTCTTATAATTATTATAAACGAAAAAATGAAATAGAAAAATTTAAAAATAAATTTCCAGAAAAATATAAATTATTAATTAAACATAATTTCATAACTGAAACCGAATAATTATTTTGATAAATCATTTAATTTTTTCATATGATCCATACACATTTTATTTCTCTTTTTTAATAATTTCATTAATAAGGGTTTAAATTGTTTATCTTTATCTGTCATTATATATTTTTTTTCATAATCTTCACCATCTTTTAATATTTCTTTTTCTTGTTTTTCATGATTTTTACATAAATTTGTTACTACTTTAGTTACTTCTTTCATAATAGAATTTTTTGTATTTTTTTTTAATTTTTTAAAATCATTAATATGTTTTGGATTAAATTTATAATCTCCAAATATTCCACCAAGTAAATAATCAACAGCATCTTGTTTTTTAAATTTATCTTTTATTTTTGGATAATTTTCTAATTCTTTTCCAAAACTTTCATTTTTAGTATATGATGATGTTAATGGTTTTTTATTGGTTGTTAAAAAATCATAAGTTTCTTGATAATAAGGATTAGAACCTAAATAATTATCATCATCTGAAAATAATATTTTTTTTGATTCTTTGTTTTTAGTCATTGGTGGTGGAGAACCTTTTAATAAATCTTTTTTTGCTTGTGTTTTTGCTGTTTGTTTTTTTTGTATTGCTGTTAATTTTCCTTTTAATTTTTTTGGTGCTCCAGTTTGTGTTCCAATAGTTACAGATTTTCCTTTGGTTGGTACTGTTCCTTTTTTTAATTGTTCTTTAATTTTTTTCTTTGCTTGTACTTTTTTTAATGTATCTTTTGTTGGAAGTGGTGGAACACCTACTTTTGCAACTGCTGCTTTTTGTTGTTTTTTCTTTTCTCTTGTTGCTTTTGCTTTTGTTTTTTTTTCCATTTCTTTTTTCAGTTCTGAAGCAGTTTTAACAATTGGTTTTATTTTTGCTGGTCGTCGTTTCATGGCTGAACCTTTTAAATTTAATAAATTTTCTTTATGATTAATTACATAACCTTTTTTTTCTATAAATTTAATTAGATCTGCTCGTTTTAATCCTTTAATATCCCAATCCATTGCTTTATTGTGTGCTTTAACCAATGCTTTTATAGCATTTGTTTTTAACTCTCCATTTTTTAATCTAATACTCATAATTATATATTAATGATAAATATAATTTTTTATAATTTATTTTTATTACTTTTTTTATTACTTTTTTTATTTTCATTTTGTAATATTTCATCAATGATATTAAATGATGTATTAATTTGTCTTTGTATTTTAAATATAATACTACTACTATTATTAACATTTGCATAGCTTCCATCGGGGTCATGTATAGAACAAGTTATTGATGATAATTTTGTTGGTTTTCCAATTGTAAATTCTATATTGCTTTCACCTCCAAAATAATAATCTGATTGTGGATTTTCTTTATTTGCAATTCCAACAATCGGCATATTCGTTATATTACTTTTTCCACCAACAAAAACACTTTGAGGAACAATATCACTTCTTATTGTATAATATCCTTTAATCATACTTGTTGGAAAATTTCTAGCAACTAATTGGATTGATGTGGTTTTTTGATTTATTGGTGGATAAACTGTTAAATTATGAAAATCAATATCTGGTGGTGGAGTAACATCGGTTTCATAACTTCCATCGTCTTTATAAGTAAATAAATTAAATGTTGTTGGTATATTATCCGTATATAATGGAATGGAATTTTCATTTACATTCCAAGTTTTTGTATCTGTTGATTGTATAAACGCATTTGTTGTTGGAACCATTAAATCATTAACATTACTATTATCAACCCTTTTATTTCTATTATTAATACTACTATTAAATTGTTCATAACTAAAACCCATTATACCCCATAAACCTTCCTCCCAAGTATCTTCATCATATCCCATATCCTCAAAAAATATTCCGCTTTTACTATCAAAAATAGTAAAAGCTTCATAACATCGGTTAAATGGTAAAAATGTTTGTAATCCCGCCTCATTTTCTGTTTTTCCATTTCTTGTATAAAATGTTTTTGGTAATTGGTATGGAATTATATTTGGACAATATTCATTTAAATCTTGTAATGGATTTATTTTATAAACTATATCACCCGCAGAATCTGGAACATCTGCAGTTAATTGAGCAAATTTAGATGTACTTGCCGAAGTCGTATTTGCTATTGTTGTTTCCATATAACGACCTCCATCAGCATATCTTGGAGCAAGATTTTCATTCGTGTGCAAACTATCAAATGAAAAATGCTCTCCATCCCAAATACATTTTGGAGAATCAGCACCAACATAACGACGATTGATATAACCCTTAATATCATCACTCGTTGCAACTCTATTTTCATTTGCTGTTTGATTATTATCTGGAAAACCATATTTAGAACATTGGAAAACATTATTAAAAGTTGCACCATAATAATTTGCTGAACATGTTAAACCATTAAATAAACCAATTGCTGGATTTGCTGCTGCTGTAAAATGCATATCATATCCCCATTTTCTTCCAGCATCTATTTTATCATTTTCATTTTTAAATTGATCAAATGGAAATGTTAAATTTGTATCTATATTATTTGGATAAATATCAATATAATATGTATAAGTATTATCAACAGCATTATAAACTTCAGATTTACCAAAACAACCATAAGTTAATTTATTTTTAATTATATCTGGATTGTCATAATATATATCACGATCATTTTCATTATAATAAACTAAAAATAATTTTGACATTTTTTGGAAAACTGTTGTATTACCCGAACCAACAAAAGCATTTCTATAATTGCTACTTCCTAACATTGTATGTGTTTTTAAATAATGGTTATAATTATCAATTGTTATTAATTCTACTTTTAAATTTCTACCTTCTGGTATATCAACATCAATTGCAGTTTCTAATGTTAATGTTTGGTGGTCATCTGTTGCAGAACCAACCGAATCAGTTACATTTATTTTTCCAGTAAATAATGGAGTTTCTGAACCATCAAATAATAATACTTTATAATAAATAGAACCGACTTTAAATAAATCATCTGGATCACCATTCCAATCAACATTAATAGTTGTTGCTGGTGTTGTATAATTTAAAAATACTTCAGTATCTGAAACAGCATTTGGTGCTAATGCTGGATCTATTTCTATTGCTCTATCATTCTCAACTTGATTCATATGAAAAAATCTAGTATTATCAATTGTTTGTTTGTTGTTATACATTCCATTTCCATAAGTAAAAGCACTTGTATCAGCACCATCTTCTGCGTTCCAACTTTCCCATATTTCGGGATATAATTCTTGTGAATTTATAAATTTTTTAAATTTATCTAAATTTTCTTTTGTATATAATATATTTGTTTTTAAAGATTCCATATCAGTTTCATCATTTACATAATCAACTCTTAATTGACAACCTAATAATCGTGTTGATTCTGTTGTAAATTCATTTTCATTAATAGTTTCTATTATTACTTTATCACCCGAAGCAATAATAGTTCCACCAGTCGTTCCAATAATAACTATTTCTTGTACTTTATTAATATCTTGATCTTTTATTTCTGCAATTATACATGATGATGGAGTTAATGGATTATTTGGAACTGAAATTAACATATTTGCATCATAAGATAAAGTCAAAGGAGTATCACCAGTTAAAACAAATACCGAATTTGTTTCTGTTTCTGTATTTTCTTCTGCTGTATAAGTTGTAAATATTCTATCAGTTGCATTTAAATTTATATGTTGTCCAAATTCATATAATTCGGGGCGTTTCCAAGCAACACATTGATAATTATTATACCAACGAGTTTCTGATTTAGTTCCCGCCCAACCAAATTCTTGACTATTCATTAAATCACGATTTGCACAATTAAAAGTTTTATATGTGTTGCTCTCAATCATATTAGAAATAATAGTATTTCCACAAGCATTATCTGCTTCATTTTTAGTTGGATCAGTACTATACACTAAATTGGTTATTGATTGTGTTTCTTGTAATTTTTTTGTTATAGAGTCAGCAATAAATTGTGCTGAATTAAATCCCTTATCAACTTCTATTGTTATTTTTTGTCTGTATCTATAATATTGTCTGTATTCTGGATCCATTGTATAATGATCACTTGGTTCTGGTATATCACCCAAACCACCATTAATTCCAATTGATCGTTCTATACCCAATTTAGAATATTGAGAAACAAATAAAGTAAATTTATTATTATCATTTATAACACGATAAACTGCTCCTATACTATTTCCATTACTATATGGAGACAATTTATAATCTCCTTTAATTATAAAATTTTTATCAACTACTGGATATATATATCCTTCAGCACCCGAATCATCTCTTGTAAAATCAAAACTTTCTACAGTTGTATTTGCAGCTGTTCCCGTTGGATCACCACCTAGACCCAATGTTCCGTATGAACTTCTTGGAAGTGAAAAATAACCAGTTCCATTTGTATTTTTATAATAACCAATTATTAAATTAACAATATTATCTTTTAATTCTATATCTTCAGTCGTTTCAGTTATAACTGATTCTGTATATCTATTTGTTATAACTTCTTTTTTAACATTTTCTGTTACATAAGTAAATGATTTTGTTTTTGGTAAAGTTTTTCCTTTTAATTCTATTGTATCTTGTGTTCCAGCTCCTTTTTCACTTATGAAACTACCATATAATGAAACTTTATCACCAGCATTTAATTCATATATATTTGATAATGTATTTGTCCATGAAGCAGCATTTTCATCGTTTCCACTTTCTGCTTCTTCACTTCTTAAACGATTGCATTCTACTAATTCATTTTGTATGTATCCATCCATATTATATATTATTAGTTTATATTATATTTTTTTTTTATTTATTATACATATATATAAAATGAATAATGACAACTCTGAAAACCAAATAATTGATACACCCGCAGCACCCGAAACAGCCCCAGCACCAGCACCCGTTAAAAAAGCAAGAAAACCAGCAGCAAAAATGACAGACAAACAAAAAGCAGATTTAAAAAAACATATGGATAAAATGACAGATATGTCAGTAAGTGAAAAAAAATCTCATAGAATGAAATTGATGGGGAAGATGAGAAAGGATCCAAAAATGACAGCAACCAAAGCACATAAATTAATTTCATAAGTGAAAGTTTTTCCATATTTTAAAACTTTTATATTTTTATATTTTTATTTTTTTTACATTTATTTCATAACTGAAATTTAATATTTATAATATATATAATATGACAAAAAAAGGTGAATTAAAATTACCACAAATAAAAGAACTTGCTAAAGGTTTAAATCATATACTTGCAATTAAAAATATATCAACTGCTTCTCGTGCTGCATTAATAAGACAAATAGAAGAAAAAGGTTATAAAATAGATCATGTTAATAATAAATTAGTTAAAGGTCGTGGTAAAGTAATGAAAGCACCAAAACCAAAAGAAATAATACAACCAAAAGAAAAAAGAAGAAAAGAATTTATTAAAAAATCTAAAGCTGGTCGTGGTGTAAGTAAAGCTGATATAATAACAAGTAAAATTGCATTAGGTACTGGAAAAAAAGCAAAAGTATCAACACCACCAAAACCAAAACCAAAACCAAAGAAAAAGAAAAAACAATATGACGAAATATAAGGAATTATTAACGACAATTATCACACCATTTATTATATTTATCTTGTCCGCCATGTTTATCAGCGATTATTTTATAATGATTACTAGACCATAAATTTTCATATTCTAAAAATTCCGTATCTGTTATTATATCACCATTTTTTATAAATTCTGTATTTGTATATCTTCCATGTATTTCTTTATACATTCCATGCACATCAAAATAATAATCTAAATGTTTAACAATCTCTCCATATAGTTTTTTATTCTTATTTGTTTCTTTAATGATTGTATATTCTTTTCCAATCATTTCCATAATATCAAAACATAAATCCATATTTATATTATTTATAATTTATAATATTATTTTTTAAAATATCAAATTAATTTATAATTTATAATATTATAATTTAAAATATCAAATTAATTTATTCTCTATAATATATTATATAAATTTATCTTTAAGTATATTTCACTACTGAAATATAAGGAATTCGTTATAAATAGTCATAAAATCGTTATAAAATCATTAAAATCGTTATAATAATCTTAAATTATGTCTATTTTATTAATACTTAAACATTAAATTATAATTTAATGTTTCTTTAAGTAGTTTTAGACATAAAAATAGATTAAAATGACTATTTTATAAGGAAATACAATGAATTTGTTATATTTCAGTAGTGAAATCGTTATAATAATATGAAAACAATTTAAGATTAATATATTTAAATATAATATTAATATAAATATATATAATATATAATAGAAAATGAAATATTCTAAACAACCAAAGAATTTAAAATATAATTTATATCTTTATCATAACAATGTATTTATTGGAAAATATGGTTTAATGGATAATGATATAAATAAATTAATAAATGAATATACTCAAAAGTTTTTAGTTGGTGCTTTTCGTCAAGGTGTATCTATAAAAAATCAAATATCTAATTTAACTAAATTTTGTGATAAAATTGCAGAAATGAAATTTAATTGTTATAAAGTTAAAATGTCAGATTTAATATTATTCATGAATGCAGCATTATGTTTATTTAGATATAATAAAAAATCATGGAATGATTTTATCATATTAAAAATTAAAAATAAAAAAACAAAAAATTATATTTATCCGTTTAAGATCTCCAATAAGAAATGATTGATGGATTAAATTTATTTATACCAGTTTTTAATTTTAATAATTGGATATATTTATAACATATTGCATCAGTTATATTTTTAAAACTTTTTGTTATTGTTATATCTTTATAAAATTTTCTAAATATATAATATTTTTTTGTTTTAATAAAATATATATATTTATGTTTTAACATAATATTATATTATATATATATATAATGGTATTAACTTATAAAGAACAATATAATAAAAAATATAAGTTTCCAAAAGGAACAAGTCATTCATTAAAAGATATATCAAATAAAACAAAATATACAATGAAATCATTAAGAACAATTTATAATAAAGGAATTGGTGCTTTTAAAACAAATCCAAAATCAGTTCGTCCAAATGTTAAATCAAAAGAACAATGGGCAATGGCTCGGGTTTATGCTTCTATAAATCCAAAATCAAAATCATATAAAATAGATAAAATACATTTAAAAAAAAATAAATCAAAAATTAAATAAATCTTCTATTAATTTTTCTGGTATTCTATATCTTAAATGTAATCTATTTTGTCCTTTAATGTTATAATAACCAAATGGTAAATGTTTATTATCTTTACAATCTTTATATTTTTTTCTTAATTCTTTTGTATTACATAATACTTTTTTTCCATCTATCATTTCATAACCATTACCTAAAACTTCTTTATGTTGGTTATTTATCATATTACCACATTTTTTATTACATCTTAATGGTTTAAAATTTTTATTATTATTCCATATATAAGTTGTTTTTTTATATCCCCAATCACTATACATACAATAATCAACTATATCAAATGGAAGATGTTTTATTATTTCTCTATCTTTTAATCTCCCCCTTGGATTTTCTATAAACCAATATTTCGGTTTAAAATAATTAATTATTTCTAATGTTTTTAAAACTAATTTATCAGCTTGTAACATATCATTTTCCATAATTTCCTTTGTATAAATTTTCCCTTTTTTCATTCTACCAATCCAACAATTTTGTAAATTGCTGTATTCAGTACAAGGGGGTGATGCCCATATAATATCAAATGATTCATATTGTTTATAATCAAAATTCATTATATCAACTTTATGATCTGCTTCCATTATTAAATCAACGGATACAACATCCCAACCTTTTTTTTTACATACTTTTCCAACAGATCCCGTTCCACTGAATAATTCTAATACTTTCATATATATATATTATATATTTTATTATTTTGTTTTAGTATAAACAGATTGACCGACATCTACAGAATGCCCCATGATTTTTGCGTCCTTTTCCATTTCTTCCTTTAATCCACTATATTTAGAACTCATATATGATTTTCTTATCATTGTACTTGATATATTTTTATTTAATATTCTTTTACTTGTTTTTATTAACAATTGACTAATTGCATTTTTAGATAAAGGAAAAATATTATCACCCAATTTATAATCCATTAATTTTAAATATAATCTTAATACTGGTTTTAATTCTGTCGGTACTGAAATTATATTTTCAGAATATTTTTTACTTGTTTTATATTGGTTATATATAAATTTCATATTGTTTCGTTGATTTACTAAATAATTATTATTCTTTTTATCATCATCAGATAATTTTTTATAATTGGTTTGAGTAATATATAACATATTTGATGCGTCATTTCTAGTTGGAATTTTACTTAACATATTAAATAATGTCCATGCTCTTATTGTTGATTTATCACTTTTAGTTAATGTTTTTTTCTTTTTTAAAATCATTACTTCAGATTTCAGTTCTGAAATCATTGATTCTATTTCTTCCATTTTAACAAAATTTGGTTTTTGTTTATCACTTATAATTCCGCTTTTTTGTTCATCTTCATATTTATTATTTAATTCGTCTCTCATATCTGAATATTCTACAATTAATTCATCATATTTTTTAGTTTGATTTAAGGCCATTAATAATATAATTATTGCATTATACATATTCCTTATAGAAGTATAATGTAAATTTTTTAATTTATCTTCTACATTTTTTGGTTTAATTAAAAACTTATAATCATTTGTATCAAATATACTTTTTAGTTTTTTTAATTGTACATAATATTGATTAACTGAAACTGGTTTTAAATTTGGTCTTGATTCTGCAATAGTTTCTTTTATATCTTCTTGTTTAATATTCATTTATTATATAATATTAGATTATTATATTTAAATAAAAAAATTTTAAAAAATAAAATTATGAAGTTGTCTTTAATTTTTTCTTTTTTTTTATAACAACTTGATAATCACTAAATGGACTTATAAATTCGTTTCTAACACAAATCGTTCTTGTTGTTTGAGTATGTGTAATTCTATTAACATAAAAATCATGTTTAATATAATATTCACTTGTATCTTCTGACATTTTCCACATATAAATATCATCTTGTAATGACCATACAACGAAAAATTGTAATTTTGGATTTTCTTGTTTTAATTCTAAATATTTATCATATTTAACTTTATCAAATATTAAACTATCAAATTTACCAAATGGAATATATCTTTGTTTATGTTCTACATAATATTTATCATTATAAAAATCAAAATTATTAAATTTATCTTCTGTTTTATTTAATGTACCAAATAATCCTTCTAATGTTGGTTTAACTCGTTTTTCAGCTTCTAATCCTTTTTTTAAATCATCTTGTATTTTTCCCATTATATAATAATAACATAGAAAATAAATTATAGAAATTAAACGCCATATTTCATAAGTGAAATATTTAATCAAAAAAATATAAAATATAAAAATATAAAATGTTTTAAAATATGTAAAAAGTTTCACAAGTGAAATATTTAATCAAAATGTAATATTATTTTATCATGTTTTATTTTTAATGACTTTGGATAATATTTTGGTTTAGATAATAATTTATCATTTATACATTTTTTCATTTGTGGTGATAATACAGCAATAAAATGATTTTGTTGTTTTAATGTTTTATTAATTAATTTACAACACCTTCTAACGCTTGGAATATCTCCAAATTGTTTTATATAATTTAAATCGTCATATATAGTTTGTAAATCATTATAACGAACACTGCATTCTAAATCATAACCATTATTACAATAATTAATTATATGTTTGCATATTTTCATTATATCATTTTTTTCTTTTGTTGTTAATATTTTTTTTGGATTTTTATTTTTTAAATAACATTTTAAATCATTACTATTTTTTATATTATAAACATTTGGATATATTATTTGTTTATTTATATTTTTATCATTTAATAAATTTATTAACTTATCATGAATATCTCGTTTAATATCAACATGGCTAAAAACAATTTTTAAATTTAATGTATTTATTAATTGTATTAAATCCAATTTAGAATGACTTTTATCTATAATCATTATATATAGTATATAACATTTTTATATTGGTTATTTTCCATATTTCAGAACTGAAGGAATTACCATATTTTAAAAAATAAATAAATAATAAAAGTTTTATAATTTGATATTTTAATTTAATAATTATTTCACAAGTGAAATATACTTAAAGATAAATTGATATATATAATTATAGAAAATAAATATCTAAGTTATAATATAATGGATATGTTAAATGATTTTATTGATGAAAATTACACCAATGAAAAATCAGTACAATTGTGCCGTTGGAGAAAACGATTAAATAAAAAACCTAATGATTTAAAAGGGGCTGACCGAACACTAATGAAATTATTTAATTATTGTCATGATTTATATTTAGAAAATATAGAATTAAAAAAAAATAAAAATATAGAATTAAAACAAAATGAAAATATAGAAAAAGTTTCAGAAGTGAAATTAAATATTAATAGAAATATTCCAGAAGTTAAATTTAATAATTATATTGGAATTAGAAACAACAATGAAAGAATAGAAACAAATAATATTATTGTTGGTAAAAAAATTAAAACTAAAAAAATAAAAAAAGAAGACGATAATACATATTTTATGGAAGGTAAAATTAAAGTTATAACATCAATGCAAGATCATAATATTCCATCATTTATTTCAGTTATGAAAGGAATAAATCATACAATCAATTTAGAACTGAAATTAAAAAAACAAGAAGGAAAAACAAAATATAATATTAAAAATTGGATTGAGAAAAATATACTAAACATGATTAATGAAAGGTATGACCTTATTTGTAAAAATGGAAATATAAAATTAAATGAAGAATTATATAAAAAAATTGTTATTAGAATGATTAAAATTACTAAACGAGATATTATTAAATTTTTAGATAATTATTAAGCAGAGCAAAACTTTGTTAAATTATACATTAAATACACTAACCATTCCATTTTCTAACCTTGCAGAACGAAGATATTCACAATAATTTCTTAAAATATTAACATCAGAATCTCTCATACCATCAGATGATTTTACATGTAATTCTATACCACGATTTCCAACACGGCCACCAGTCAGACGAACCGACGAATAGAAAAACCTTCCAACCATTTCTTGCTGTGTTTTACCCTCAAATGTGAAATCATCGGGCGTAGAACTAAACGATTCACCTTCACCAGAATAAGAATCTCTTGTAATAAATGTAACACCTTCAGCATTTTGTAATAGTGAATATAATCTTGCAGTATTATTTACATTTCGGGAAAACTCAAATTTATCATTATATCGTAAATTATATTCATAATCACCAACAACACCAGTTGCAGAAATATGAGGAGCAAATGCTTGAGTGTCCATTAATAGTGTATTTTCACCAACATCATTTCGTCCATACATTGTAATAACTTTACTAACTAGACGAGAAGCCATTCCAACATTTCTAACTAAATCAGATTTTAATTGGTCATTGCTTACACTAGTAGTTATTGCACGATAATCAACAAAAGAAAAATCTAATGTTTTGTTTTGTTCTGCCCATCTTTGCATTTCATCAGAAGCACCATAATAAACATAATCAGCACAAAATTTTAATTCATTTTGATCAATGTTAAATGCTTGATCAGCAGTTCCAGTAATTTTAACAGCACGATTATCAACGGGAGGATGAAATGTTAATTCTATAGTTACTGGTTCTAAAATCTCAAAAAGCGGAAGCGAATGTACCTTGAGGAAAGGAAAAAGATCAGATAAATCAACAGCATAAGAAGGAGATTCTTCGGGCTTGCTTCCATCCATAACAGCAAACGGCATTTGTTCGTTTTTGCTTGATGTTCCATAACTAATAACACCATCAGCAGAAACCGCCAAACCAATACCATCAACAATTTGACCAGCTCCTCCGCCGTTCTGATAATTAAAATCTAAATTCATATATCTTCCAGTTGTATATAGTTCTCTCTCAACATTATTTTCATTGCTTATTTTAGATGAATGAAAAGCATGTAGTTTATCCCATTCACTAATTTCATTTAATACTTTATTTCCAATTTTTAATACAGCTTTTTTTACAACCTTTCCAACACCAACATTGGGAGGAAATACAGCACGAGTAACAGCAGCGGGTGGTTTTAAACTTAAAAATATTTTACTATGACTATGAAGGAAACCTTTGTTTTGTAGTTGGAAACGAGCAAATCCATCAACAGAATCACCATTGCCTTCATTAAAAACAACGGGTTCTAATAGATCCGTTTCTACAGATTGTAAATAATTTACTGGAACAGAACCAAGACGCATAAAATTCGGTACATCTGGTTTATACTGTTGCATAACTCCAACGGGAGATTTTGATGGTGGGGGTTCATCACTAAACGGGGGCATTCCATTTGCAGACATTATTAATATATAAAATACTTATATATAAAATAAAAAAAAAAATTTTAAAAAAAAATATAATAGAAAATATTTATTTACTGGATTAACTGAACGCCGTTTTGATTAAATACTAGAACTGCTCTTGCTTTAATATATATGAAAACAGATTGAGGGGAATCATCGGTTAAATCAGTTTCTAACGATAAACCCCATTGTTCATTGCTGAAATCTTGACCCGTGTTAAACTGACTATATTTTTGACCAATTCCAAATAAAGCACCACCATCCCGAACACTAGAATATTTATTTAATCCAGTTGTTGTTAAATTATAAGAACGATTATTATTTTGAGTAGAAACAGAAGATCTATCGGTTAAATATTCGGGTATTACTGAATCAATAAAATCTTTTAATACTTGGGGATCAACAGTTGCAGTATTTGCATCTTTATCAATATTAGTTACAATATCATATTCACAAGGATATTTAACACCCCCGCGTAACCACTGAACCCGTTTAAAATGTGCAAGGTCTCCATTTTCTTTAGAAGGATAAGTTGTAGCCATTCCATTTTGTGTTAATGTATTAATATGAGATGACGGGCAGAAATTTAAAAATACACTTTGGACTTGTTTTAGACCTAAAGCAAATTGTAATTGAGCATTTGTAGAATTAATAGATGTATATAATGAAGTAATTGTATTAAATTCCATTTGTCCAGAAGTTTGTTTAGACATTTGAGCAACTTGATCTGAAGGAATATCAGCAATTTCACATGTCAATTCTAGATCAGTCAAACGATAATGAGCATTTGCAATATTAGTGGTTACTCCATCGGGATTAAATAAACAATTGGAATCTGGACTTAAATGTATTTCTATCTGAATTCCACCAAAAGCATTTTCCATTAAATTAATTGGGTTATTAGACATAAGGAAACCACAAGGAAGATGAGCAGAGAACGATTTTTTAACTTGGTCGGCGGTTACAGTATCTTGATTTGCAACAACACTTTTAAAAAATACATCGGGGTCGGGCATAATTAAACAAGTTTCATCTAAATGACCAATTAAATCTTGTTTAGATGATCCAAGTCCCAAGTATGAACTTAAATATCTTGGGTAATGTCTGATATGTTCGCAAATCTGTTTTGATTTATTATGACGAATTACTAGCTGATCCATAATATTGTAAATTCCTAAACGATTATCCATTGTTACACGATCATTTCCAGTATCTTCCACATAAACGGGAGTTGGTGGTGAATTATTATCTTTAAAAACTTGTAGATTACCAGCAACACGAATAGATTTTGGATCTAGAACTCCATTTTGTGCTTGTACAGTAAATGAAAGGATTGGAAAACCATTTTTAAAACTAATTTTTCCATCACTTGGTATATTGTCGGGTCTGATGCTTACATAACGGGAAGAACTCATATTTATATATATTAAATATATATATAAAATAAAAAATTAAAAAATAAATAAAATAAAATAAAATTAACTAATTTGTTATATTTCCACATCAACAGCACCAGAACCTCGCATAACGAGTTTTCTTATATGAAATACAAAACTGTTTATCATCTTCGGTTTGCTTGGTTCAGTTGCTTCTTCATATTTTAGTATAGCAGATAAATCTTTTCCTCTCATATCCATAGCACCCGAACCAATTGCAAAACCCCTAGATAAAATCCAATTGTCAAGGAACTTAACAAAAGAACGGGGAACAATTCCACCATTGGAAAGTCCTTTCTCAATCTCAAATATATGAAAAGCATCAATAGAATTTCTAGTTGCACATTTTTTAGTAGAAATTGGTCTGCTTGGAACAAGTTTTCCATTTATCATATACTGAACCGACGATAAGAAATCACATACTCCAGTATAACCCGAACGATTACTATTTAAATTAATATCTGATTCATTTTCAGCAATGCTGTAAGTTCCATTTGATGAAATAAGTTCAGCAGAACTATAAATTTTAGAATCACAAGGTTGGACAATTAAGGATTTAGCACGACTATTTTGAGCATGAATTAAAAAGGTCGTTTGTCTATCACTAGCAAGTAAAGAATTTTTATAATTGGTTACTGTATGAATATCAAATTCCACTGCTTTACCTTCTCTAATTTTAGCAACCATTCCAGCCTCAAATTTAGGATCAAGTTTAACTTGATGAACCACTAAATTAAAATCACTTACTTCGTATGTTGCATCATAAGTATCAGCATCTTCCACCGATGCCGAATAAAATCTGAAATTTTCTGCTGTTACTGGAGCACCATTTGCATTAGTTACAGAATTTGTAGTAATTTTTAATTTTGATGTAGCAACATCTAATTCTATTGCTGTTATAATTGCTGGGCCTCCAGTAAAACCAACTTTATCACCCTCAACATCACCCGTTGCATCAATCCAACCAATAGATTCACCAATTACAAATGGACAAGCATTGACAGCATTGTCTCCTTCTAAATTGTTTGATGTAGAAACAAAAAATTCAGTAGCAGCACCACCATCTGCCCAATCTTGGACACCACCAGAACCATCAGCAACACCAATGAAAACGGGGTTTAATTGCAGTTTTCTATTCTTGGTTGCTGTGTCTAATTGTTTAATAACACGAGAAGCGGGTTGTAAATCAAATTCCATGTATAAACCATTTGACATCATAACGGGGAATATCTTTCCAGAAAAAACACCACTATGTAAAGGAATACAACATTTAACAGTAGTGAAATCTCCATCTGTTAAAGTAGAAGATTTTCCAGCACCAACTTTAAAATATGGGTTGGTATATGTATCAGTATATTCAGATTTTAGATTTCCAAGCGTTCCAGAATTTGGAACAGAATGAGAAGTTCCGCCTTCTTCTAAAGAACGAATATTTCTAGCAGAATCATCAGTATCATAATCATATTTCATTGCAACAAGATTACAATATTCATTTAATTCTTCTATAAGGTTTCCGCGTGTTCCATCGTAAATTCTAATATTTCTAAATAACATTCCAGCACCCGCATGATCTAATTGTAAAAGCGTTGGATTTGCTCCAGCGGGTAATTTTAGTTTTACATTAAATTGTAAAAAGGATTTTTTACCATCCATAAATTTAACAGACGGAGGAACGAAAAGTGATATTTTTCCGTTTCCACTGTATGATAATCCATTTTCCGAAGGGATTTCCACTTTTGTTTCTCCAATTTGTACAACATTATCAGCAGACCAATATGAACTCATTAATATATAAATTAAATATATTTTAATTTAAGTTAAAATATAATAAAAAAAATAAAAAAAAAATATTCTTAAAAAAACCAACTGTTTGACGCAACAATAATATTATCTTGATTTTCTTCTTTGGGTTCCTCAATTGCTTTTTTTATAAAAATATCTTTTCTTATAATTGACACATCACGCTTAATATCTTTAACATCGTTTTTAAGATTTTTTAAATCGTTTAAAATTAAATCTAACAATTCATTATTTTTTAACTTAATAGACATGATATATAATATTTAATATATTTAAAATATAAAATGAAAAAAAATATATAATTATTACTGAACCTTTGCAACAGCAATTGGAGCTTGTGCTTTAACTGGTTGTGCTTCTATTTGTGCTTGTTGTGCTTTTTCTTGTGCTTGTTCTTTTTGTTTTGCTTCATCTTTTGCTTTGCTTCCTTCCACTGCTTCACCTATTGCATCTAATCCACCACCTAATAAATCAAAAAATGATCCAACAACAGCAAGGGGTGCTAATACTGGAACAGCACCAGCAATGTCTAATA